GTTTAGACTTGTTGATAGTCCTCTTGTGATACAAGACTTTTTAAATGCTCTTAATATACGTCAAGGACAAAAAGTAGGACAACCAGGGTATGGTACAACATTATGGGATTTTGTATTTGAACCTAATACTGCTGACACACAGTTTCAATTACAAGATGAAATAAAGCGTGTGGCAAGTAGCGACCCAAGGTTAATTGTAAATTCTGTCAAAGCATTTCCTCAAGAAAATGGCATACTTATTGAAGTTGAATTAGCTATTGCACCTTTTAATAACGCACAAATTCTAAGCGTATTCTTTAACAATCTTACTAATCGAGCCACGATACAATAACAAAAAATCGGTTTTTTGTGTATGATAAATACTAAAAAGAGATTAATATGGCTACAAGTTCAAGACAATCTGCTATTTTTGGCACCAACGATTGGAAAGCAATCTACCAAACCTTTCGTGAGGCTGATTTTAGAAGCTATGACTATGAAACATTACGCAAAAGTTTCATAGATTATTTGCGCTTCTATTATCCAGAGACCTTTAATGATTATATTGAAAGCAGTGAATTCATAGCATTGCTTGATGTTATAGCATTTATGGGGCAGGGCTTAGCCTTCCGTAATGATTTAAATAGCAGAGAAAATTTTATTGACACTGCCGAACGCCGTGACAGTGTAGTAAAATTAGCTAATCTCGTAAGCTACACACCCAAAAGAAATCTTGCAGGTCAGGGGTATATTAAGATTGTAAGTATTCAAACTACAGAAAATATAACCGACATTAATGGTTTAAATTTAAGCAACGTTCCTGTATTATGGAACGACCCTGCTAATTCAAATTGGTTAAATCAATATAATACAATTATCAATGCAACATTAATTAATACTCAAAGAGTAGGTAGACCTGGTAATTCAGCACAATTATTAGGTGTTAAAACAGATGAGTATAGTATGAATATTCCACCTGGCAACTTACCTATTATACCTTTTAGTAGTCAAGTAGACAACCAAAATATGAATTTTGAACTAGTAAGTGCAACTAGTTTAGATACAGATTACATTTATGAAATCCCACCAGCTCCAAGTGGCAAATTTAATATACTTTATAGAAATGATAAACTAGGGTATGGTAGTCCAAACACAGGATTTTTCTTTTATTTTAAGCAAGGAAGATTGCAAAGTTTTGATTTTAATTTACAGCAACAAATATCAAACCAAGTAGTAGACATAGATATTCAAGGTATTAATAATACAGATACATGGTTATATCAATTAAGCACAGATAATTCATCAACGGTTCGTAGAACATTATGGAATAAAGTAGAAAACGTTTATGCAGATGCATACTTACAAACAGAAAGTTCAATTAGAAAAATATTTTCAGTAAGTTCAAGATTTAATGATCAAGTCAGCTATGTGTTTGGTGACGGAGTATTCAGTGAAATACCAGTTGGTAGTTTTAGAGCATATGTGCGTGCAGGTAATGCACTCACATACACAATCGATCCTACAGAAATGCAAGGCGTTTCTGTATCGGTTAGTTATATTAGTCGTGTAGGACGAACAGAAACATTAACCTTAGGCCTTGAATTACAATTGCCTGTGTCTAATGCACAAGCAAGAGAAACATTATCAAATATAAAACAACGAGCCCCTGCACGATATTATACACAAAACCGTATGGTTAATGGCGAGGATTACAACAACTTCCCATATACATTATACAGTTCAATTATTAAAAGCAAAGCTATTAACCGTAGTAGTATAGGTGTAAGTAAAAATTTAGATTTGCTAGACCCAACTGGAAAATACTCTAGCACCAACACATTTGCTGATGATGGTGCAATTTATCAAGATGATACAAATGGTAATTTAGGATTAACCATTAATACAACAGGCGACATTATTACATTTTTAACTGATACGTTAGCAGCAGAATTAGCAGACAACAGAGCAAGACAATATTACTTAGAAACTTTTACACGTTATAATGTTAATAATGCTAGTGGAGATGGTGTAGTATACTGGAATGAAACTACTGTAGATGCAAACTCAGTAACAGGGTTCTTCTTTAATATCAGCGGTAGCGATACAGTGCCTATTCCAATTGGTACATATTCAAGTAAAAATATGAAGTATGTAACAAAAGGTGCAATGATTAAATTTAATGCGCCTGCTGGTTATTATTTTGATGAAAATAATCGATTAATTGCAGGTATTGCAGGCCCAAGTAACCCTACATATATTTGGACAACAGTTTTAAATGTCATTGGTGATGGATACAATAACGGTGAAGGCAATTTTAGTAATGGGACAGGTCCAGTTACGTTAAACAGTTTTGTACCACAAGGCGTCATAGTTAGCCAAGTTATTCCTGCTTTTGATAATACATTACCTGCAACTGTTATACAAGAATGTATTGTTAGAATGGAACTTAACCAAGACTTTAGTTTAGTTTTTAACAACAGTATTGTTATCAGCCAAGACCGTTGGTCTGTAGAAAATTATAATGCTACAAATTGGTTTGTAAATTTTAACAGTGTTGGTAATAATGTTTATCAAGTAGCATATAGAAGTTTAGCTTATTATTTTGGTAGTGTTTCAGACACTAGATTTAGTTATGAAACAGGAAAATTAGTTTATGATCCATTTACAGGAAAAGTTTTACAAGATTATGTAAAAGTATTAGCTACCAATACCCAGTATAATAGCAATTATCCTTTAGCTAAACCTGTACAAATTAGTATTGTTGGTCAAACTATTGAAAGTGACGGATATGTAAATGACTTTGAAGTTGAAATTAGTAGTATTGATGTAAACAATAGAACTATTATTAATGACCCTGACTTCTTTCAAACTATTACAGGCTACCAAATCAATAATGCAAATATAGGTGTATATGTATTCTTTGAATTAGTTGAGGATGCAATTAATTTAAGTAGATTACAAATTGTACCATCAAGTTCTGTAAATTATTCTTACGCTACAAAATCACAAATCGAAGTTGTAAAATATGAATACCCAGAAGGACAATTATTTTACGCATACAGCGAAAATAAATTTTATACAACAGCACAAGATGAAACAATTAATACTCCATATTACATTTTGCTTGAACAGCCACAATATAATATGAAACCAGGTCGTCAAGGGTTGCAGTTTCAATATAGACACAATAGTAATAACACAACTAGAATAGATCCAGCTACAACAAATATTATAGATTTGTATTTGGTTACACAAAGTTACTATACAGCCTATCAAAATTGGATACAGGATACAACTGGTACAGTACCACAGCCAGACAGACCCACAATTAATGAATTATCACAAGAGTATGGTCTATTACAAAATTATAAAATGCTTAGTGACAGTGTAATACCGAATAGTGTAGTGTTTAAACCTTTATTTGGTAGTAAAGCTACACCTGCTCTAAGGGGAACAATTAAAGTCGTTAAATCGCAAAACACAAATGCTAGTAATAGCGAAATCCGTAGTGCGGTGCTATCAGCAATGAACACTTATTTTGATATTAACAATTGGAATTTTGGAGACACATTTTTCTTTAGTGAATTAAGTGCATATTTACATGATCAAGTTGGGGAACTAATAAGTTCTGTAGTATTAGTACCAAACGATCCAACAAAACGTTTCGGTGATTTATATGAAATAAAATGTAGTCCATATGAAATTTTTCAAAATGCAGCTACAGCAAATGATGTTCAAGTTATTGCAGCACTCACACCAGCTGAATTGCAGATAGCATAAGTATTAATGTACGGATAACACAATGGCGACAAAAACTAGAATAAGAACACTAAATTTTTTACCAGATATATTTAAAACAACAACCAACTCACAGTTTTTAGCTGCGACTTTGGATCAAATTGTTGACCAACCTAATACAATGAAAGTAGAAGGCTATGTTGGTAGTAAATTTGGATATGGAATTAATGCAAAAGACAAATATGTAGTTGAGTCAACAAAAACACGAACAGATTATCAATTAGATCCAGGTGTCGTTTTTCTTAAAAAGGACACAGGAACAGCAACGGATTTTATAAGTTATCCAGGAATATTAGATGCATTAAAATTAGAAGGTGGCATTGTTAATAATAATGACAGACTTTTTAATAGTGAGTTTTATAGTTGGGATAGTTTTACAAGCTTAGATAAAATAATAAACTTTAATCAGTATTACTGGTTACCAGAAGGTCCTCCACCTGTTACTATTAGCACTGATATTGTTTTCAATGCAAGTGATTATGTTGTCACTAGCGCACCAAACGGATATACAATAACAGCAGATGGTCAAACACAAGGTGTTACAAATCCTACTTTAACATTATTACGAGGTGGTACATATCGTTTTAGCGTAAATCAAAATAGTCAGTTTTGGATACAGGGTGCGCCTGGTGTAACAGGATACGATCCAATCCAAACTAATGTACAAACAAGAGATGTTTTTGGAGTAACAAACAACGGCGCTGAAGTTGGTATTGTTACATTTACAGTACCAAGCAAAGACGCACTTGATGATTATAATTTCCCTGGTAATAATACAGTAGACTTAGTTTCTACAGTACCATATGATCAAGTTAATGGCGTCTTATTAAGTCAGTTAGGAAATATAGACGGTATAACTTCATTAGAAGGACTAACCGTTATGTTTTACAATACAGGTGTAGTTAATGAAGTTGGATACGTAAGCGCATTTTATGATACAACATTGTATGATGAAGATGGTGGTTCAAGTTATACATATCCAGGTACATCAGCAGATGAAATTAATTATGAAGGTGGTTATTACACAGATGTTAGTGCTACTTTCTATACAATAACATATGAAGGAAGCTCAACCAATCCTGTAATACGTTTAGTCCCTGCAGGTAGCATACCTACAAATGAAAAGATTACTACAACCTATGGCACGCAGTGGATTGGTAGAAACTTTTATAGAAATACACTTGGAGTAATAAATCTTATTCCGTATAATAGTGCTATTTTAGATGTATTGTATTATCAAGATGGTACTTCAGGAAACAAAGTCGGTCAATTAAGAATTATTGATAGTAATACTACTAATCGTATTAACATACTAACAGAAATATTAGGAAAACAAAATTATACAGCACCTAATGGTGTGGTGTTCACAAATGGATTAAAGGTAATATTTCAAGGAGATATTTATCCTTCAAGTTATGAAAACATACAGTATTACGTAGAAGGAGTAGGTACTGCAATTGAACTAGTTCCAGTCAGTGAATTAATTGCCCCGGAGCCATTTACAAGCAGTACATATATACCATATGACACATTGCCTTATGACATAGGCAATTATGATAGCAATTTATATATTCCTGTTACCCCTGATTATATTACCATTGCTAGAAATAGTATTAATAAAAATGCATGGAGTCGCAGTAACCGTTGGTTCCATATTGATGTCATTAATGCTACAGCGACTTATAATAATGATCCTTCAATTGCAACACAATATGCAACTAAAGATAACAAAGCAAAAAGACCTATTATAGAATTTTATCCTAACTTAAAATTATTTGACAGTGGAGTAGTAGGAAAAGCACCGATAGATTTTATTGATTTTAGAACCACAGACGCATTTGAATATGTTGCAGGACAGCAAAATTATTATCCTGATGTTGAGGTGTATACAGATTATGTAGCAACAATTAATAGTGCTGTTGCAACTACAACAACTACAATCACTGTTGATGCTACGAAAATATATTCAGTAAATGCAGACAATCAAACAGTAACAGGACAGTTTCAAATTGGACAATATATTAATGATAGTACCAATATATTACCAACCAATACACAAATTACTGATATAAGCACAACCAGCGGTGTTACAACATTGACAGTAGAATGGTTGGGTACTTATACGCTTGCTTCTACTTCAGTAGCATCTCTTATTGCTAACGATGGGCAAAATGACAACTATGCATTATTTGAGGGTGCAAGAGTAGTTTTTGCAGCAGACCTAGATGAAGATGTTAAAAATAAAGTTTATGTGGCTAGATTTTCAACCATAAGTTCAGGGTCAACACCTTTACTTACATTGACAGAGGCGGATGATGGAAATGTTTTACCATTAGAACAAACAGTAGCATTCAGAGGTTACAATTATAGAGGTAAAGATTTTTATTTTGATGGCATTGATTGGTTAGAAGCACAACAAAAAACTACTGTTAATCAGCCTCCATATTTTGACATATTAGATAGCAATGGTATTAGTTTTGGTGACAGTGATGTTTATGTAGGAACAAGCTTTCAAGGGTGTAAACTCTTTGCATATGGAATAGGTGCAGGTATAGATGATCCAATACTAGCTTTCCCACTACGCTATAGCTCAGTAAATAATGTAGGTGACATAAGTTTTGATGTATCTTTAAACTCTGATACATTTAATTATGTTCAAGGTTCTAATCCAATTACTCAAAAAGTTAACACAGGATATGTTTATAACTATAGTGACTTAAACACTTACGCAAGACAATTAGGTTGGCAAACAGCAGTAAGTCAAAGTGTTCAATATCAAATTTTCAGTTTTGATTATTATGCATTAAATCCAACTACAACTTTTACTTGTGATGTTGCTAAGTTAGCAAGTGATGCTACTAAATGGCCTACTATACAAGTTTATGTAAACAACATATTACAAAATAATGATTCTTATACTGTAACTGTTACAACAAATACAACAGTTGTTGATTTTACCGTACCAAATACTGATATCGATACAGTTGTGCAAATTACATTATTAAGTAATCAAGTAAGTAGTAAAGCATATTATTCAATACCTATTAATTTAAACAATAACCCATTAAATCAGGATATTGAAGTAGCAAATATAGGTGACATAAGAGGTCAATATCAAAGTATCTTTTATAATCATCCAAACACTGAAGGTGATGTTTTTGGCTCAAACAATTACCGTGATTTAGGAAATATGGTCCCATGGGGAAACCGTATTATACAAAACAGCGCAAGTTTAGCTTTGCCTGGTGCATTCTTACGTAAACAAAATCATAACTTGTTTAACGCATTATTGTTTAATAGCAAAGAATATATTAATTATAAAACTTTACTCGTTAGTACGGTAAACAATACAGACTTTACAAGATACCAAACTCCATCATTTATGTTAGATGATGCGTTAGATCAAATGAGTGCTAGTAAAACAGATAGTGATAGTTTCTTTTGGTCTGACATGTTACCAAGTAAAGCTGCTTATATAACAAACACATATAGTTTTGCTAATAGCTTAGATGTAAGTATATACCCTTTAAGTAGAGTTTATAACTACACGACAGCAAACTATTATGGAATTTTAGTTTATCTAACAAGAACATTAGATGGTATAACCTCAATAACGCAGTTAATCAGAGGGACAGATTACAATGTTAGTGCTACAGAACCTTCGTTAATAGTTGAAACAGATTTATTACCGGGCGATCAAATTACAATTAAAGAATATAACCAAACTTACGGTAGTTATTGTCCTAATACTCCAACCAAATTGGGTCTATATCCTGCAAGCATACCACAAGTTGTTTTGGATACGCATTATAGTCAACCAACATATTTTATATTAGGGCATGACGGATCGTACAATAAATTATATGGTGATTATATAGATGGTAATCTCATAGATTTTCGTGATCAGGTATTATTAGAATTTGAAAAACGTATATATAATAACCTTAAGTTAGGAGCTGAAATTCCAATTAAAGAAGCAGACTTAGTTCCTGGCTTTTGGCGTGATACTGAATATACATTAGATGAATATATTCAAATGTATAGTACAAACTTCTTAAATTGGGTAGGTCAGAATCGTGTAAACTTTAAAACACAATTCTATCAAAACAATAACGAATGGAGTTATAACTATAATCGTTCAGGTAATAAGATAAACAAGCAGGTTATACCACAGGGCTACTGGAGAGGTATATATCAATATTTCTATGATACAAGTATACCTAGCGATGCTCCATGGCAAATGCTAGGCTTTAAAGACCAACCGACTTGGTGGCAAGCACGTTACGGAGCTGCACCATATACAAGTGACAACTTAGTATTATGGACTGATTTGGCTGAAGGTAGAGTATGGAACAACGGTGATCCATATATTAATCCATTATATGTCAGACCTGAATTATTACAAGTATTACCAGTCAACAGTAACGGAGAGTTGCAAAGCCCATTTGTAGCAGTAATGGGTAATTATATCAACCAAAACTTTATACGTGATTGGAAAGTAGGTGATGTAGGTCCCACGGAGTTAAGTTACCGTCGTAGTAGCACATATCCTTTTGATTTAATGAAACTATATGCATTAGCTATGCCTGCAAAGTTTTTTAATCTTTGTGTAGATTTAGACAATTACAAATATAATACAGAATTTAATCAATATCTTGTTAATGATCGTAGCCATTTAAATATTGCTAATGTTCAAATATATGGTAATGGTATAGCAAAAACAAGTTACATTAACTGGATCGTTGATTATGAAAAACAAGTAGGTGTTGATGCGACTACAA